GATACGACTAACAAGAGGACCAAGATTAAGGTAGATAGAGTCAGTATCTGAAGCGATGACATAATCCTCATCCCTAGTCATTAATACCTTATTTAGATATTCGTTTACCTTTCTTTCAATCCAACGAATGGCTACCTGACCTGTCAATGTGATGGCTTCTGCATTGTCAAGACGATAATGTCTGAAGTATTGGTTACCTAAAGCACCATAAAGACTATTGAGTTGAATTTTACGAGCCATCTGGAAGTTACTCCACTTGGAGATTCTCTTGGCTAGTTCTTCTGTTGGTGAATCCTCATATTCTTGTTTACACTTAAGCATGTTCTTCTTGTATTGAACACGCTCCTCATAGATTTTAGTCACAAGTTCTGGCATAAATCCACAGACATCTTTACGATACTGTGCGCCATTGGCAGCGATACATACATCTTCTGGTGTGAAGATGTCCACATCCTTATTAATAAACTTCTCTACATCAGCCCCATCATACCTATCAGGTAACAAGGTTTCTGGTGAGATGTTGAGGAATCGAATCAGAGAAGGATAAAGAGAGTTAAGGTCAAAAGATACAACCCAATCATACACACCTGGCTTGGGTTCTTTTACATATGCTCCAGCGTATTGATCTGACTTACTATTGGGGTTCAATAGGTCAAGGACAATATTCTTCTTACGAAGATAGTTATAGATGATAACATCCCATAGACGAACCTGTGCAAAGGTATCAATGTAGTTACAGTGAGCGTCATATGACATTAACATAATCAAGTCAATCAACTTCATCTTCTCTTCGAGTTGATCGACTAGGTCAACGTCAACTAGGTTGTAGTCAACAAACTTAGTCCAGCCATTGGTATAGAAGTCTTTGAATGTATCAAACTCACTGTGGTCTAGTTTACGAGCATTGAGTTCAACTGAAGCAATATAATCAAGACGATATGATTCGCGGTTAGTGTAAGTAAACTTCTTGTAGATATCAAGATAGTCCAGAACACTCACACCACAGATTTCATACTTCTGTTCACTCCTACCACGATTCTCTACTAGACGACTACTAACTAGACCCCATGGTGATAGTTTCTTTTGTGTTCGTTCACCACATACTTTGGCAATACGATTACACAGGTAAGTGTTATCGAATAGGTCTACATTCCACCCAGTAATAACCTCTGGCTCTACTTCACTCCACCACTGTACAAACGTGTCCAGCAAATCATATTCATTATTACAATGAATATAGGTCACATCATCCCGTGTTGGTGTGTATGGACGGGATCCAAAGGTAATAATCTTTTTAGTACGAAAGTTCTTCATTGTGATGAGAAGAACTTCTTCTTCAGCTAGATCAGGTTTAGGGAAACCATTCTCTGATGCTGTCTCGATATCAAGAGACCAGATTTTAATCTTATCCATGTCATACTCAATATGCTCATCAAATTCAGATGAGAGATATTGATACAGGAATCGTTCAAATCCATACACATCAACACCAGCAACACCTCGATAATCATCAATAAATGCACGGCAGTCTTTGATTGTACCTGGATTCACTGGGACAGCATAGTCACCACTAAGTGTCTTGTAATCAGTTGGTTTAGAACTTGACAAAAAGAGAGTGGGCTTGAAAGGAACTTTCTCCTTAAAATGCCCACCCAGCTTGTCATCCCATCCGCGAACATGAATAATGTTACCAATGGTAGCGGCGAATGTATAGAAGCGCAAAGGTTATTCCTCGATATAATAAGGTTCGTAATCCTCCTGTTCGGGAGAATCAGGAATGTTTTCCTCCTCATTCAATACTACACGATTATCCTTTGGTTGTAAATCTTCCAAAGTTTTATTAATCTTAGTTAGGTATTGTTGGGTTAACTTTTCAGTTGGTTCAACAACAGTGAGGAGGCTGTCACTATGAAGTAGAATGTTTGTCTCTTCAGTAAAGGGAGGCCAAGGTGTTAAAGTTAGCTTGGTCTTCCCTGTTACTTCGTGTGGTTCAATGAGATGAACTTTTGGTTCATACTCAAGTTCTTCACTCAGCGTTATCAGCGTCTGTCCCGTCTTCAACATCACTAGCAGTAGATTCATCAGTCTCAGTTTCGGGATTTACAATCAGGTTATAACGTTCTGCAACTTCTTCACGTGGCTCTAGGATAGAAACAATATAATCAGCACGTACAGAAAACTCAGTCTCATTACTTACTAGACAGAATGTTCCGAAGTTGACGTTAATGTTACCTTGGTCATCATTGGTGTAGTTGACGGTACGTGGCTCAGTTAACCAGTAACCAACAACTTCTTTAGATTCTTTGTTCTCAACTTGCTTTACATCAGCAATGAGGTGTTGACCGATTTGGGTGATAAGAACTTTAGTTGCCATTGTTTTGTATAATAGATGTCAATGAGACCTCTGTATTATACAGAGGTCTGTGGTGATTGTCAAGAGATGTCGAACACCTTACGGCGCTGTTCCTCTGGGATTTCTCTCTTCAGCGTGACACGGAGTAATCCATCCACAAATGTAACTTCGTCAACAATTGTGTCATCTGAGAGTTGCCAACTACGACTGAAGAACCTTGAGGAAATGCCACGATGGACATACTCAACTTCATCTGTATCGTAATTCTTAACTGTGATATTTAGGACCTTACGTTCAACCGATACTTCAATATTATCTCTCGTAAACCCTGCTAGGGCTAATTGAAGTTCTTGTCGTTCGTCATCCAGTTTTACTAGGTTATATGGCGGGTAATTTGTTGGTGGGTTTGAAGCTGCTATGTCCAGTCGTTTGAACATTTCTTCGAAACCAATTGACACTGGGGCATATGTTTCCCAGCGAGCTAGATTATTCATTTGAATCTCCTTTTAAAGCAAGAAAGGGCGTGGACCCGAAGCATCCACACCCTAATTTATCACAGATTCGTAGTGTTGTAAACCCTACATCAGGCTTTTACACAATTGTCAACAGTCTTACCACCTTTCTTCTTGGTTCCCATTCTCTTGTAACCTTTCCAACAAGCCTTACCGTCTAAGCCTTGTTCTTTGCCTTCTTCGTTCTTGGCTTCCATTAGACCATTGTAAATGGCTTCGAACCAATCATCTGACATATGTTCAAAAACAGTCTCAGCAGCTTCTACACTTTCAGTGATACCATTCTCAACCATAAAGTTGAAGAACTCTTCATCAGTTACTTCGACATCTTCAGTTGTTACACCCTTACGTGTGATATCTTCACGGTTAGTAGGATCAAATCCAGCAGGATATGTGTAATAAGCTTTCTCTACACCACCAGGACCTTTATAGTCCTTAGTTACATCAATCTTGACCTCATTCTTAGTAACCTTAGCAATAGGTAGATAAGGTCTTAGGGGATATGGGTGATGAGGAGGATGAGCAACAGGCATGTCACCATCTTCTTTCTTCTCGTTGAGATATACCTTTTGGTAGGCATCCCTCATATTTTGATAACCTCTGGATTCCATAGGTATTGTTATTTTACTAGATGTATTTATGATTTCTTAGATCCGATCTGATACTTCGGAATCAATTGCCATTCAGCTTTCTCTTTATGAGGAATGATTTTAATCTGACTCATTGAACATACATTCTCAATTCTTTCTTCTTCAAGAACTTCTACTAGTCCCCAATCAGACAATAGTTTGGTGATACGATTACGTCTTTGCATATCATTTTCGGAGAAGTCAGAGGTCTTACCATCCAACAAAAATAGTTCCTTAAATGATACAATAAAATATCTACCTTGTTTATGTAAAATGTGACAAGATTGGAATAGTTTCTTCTCACTTCTAGAAGCTACTCCAATTCTTGTTAGTGTCTCTCTTACTTTTAAGAAGTCATCAGGCTGACCAAGTTTCACCTCAACCATTTGAGATGCATCCCATTCATAACTCATTGTCTTATGTATAACATTGAGTTATTTATAGAATTGTTAGATTTTAGACAAAACCTGATTATATATTGACTTAGCGATATCCCTCATCATCAATGGCGGAACCATCCTACCAATACGTTCAGCCTTTTGCTTCCATTCACCTGTCAACCTAAAATCATCAGGTAGACTCTGAACACGAATCAACTCAGGTAGTGTGAGTTTACGATTAACAAGAGGATGAATCACACCACCAAATGTGACATTAGCACAACCCATTGCTGTCAATGTAGGACATGGTTGACGCATAGACGCTCTCTTCATATTGAAAGCGTGACCCTTAGGATGATAGTCCATACCAGTTAATACCTTGTCAGGATCATCTGGCATCTTTGATGCTGTGGTCTTATAGAGATTAGAATTCTGCCATTTATCAGTAACCATTCGGATCTCGTCTTCGGTATTAACTACCCCTTCAATTACATCACCAAAAGTTGTTCTCTTTGATGATTCATCAGGGAATAGACTATGAATGTTGAGGAAGGTGAGACCAACCTTCTCAGCAATATCTTCACGAACACAAATAAAGATGACACGCTGTCGGTTCTGACCAACACCATGACGACAAGAGTTCATCACCTTAGATGACACATA